CTCAAGCTATGCTACAAGCTCAAAATACAGCAGCGGACGTTCAATTAAAAAATCAACAAGCTAATCAATCGGCAGCCCAAACAGAGCAGTCTATGACTCAAGCTGCATTAAATAAAGCGGAAGCTGCCCGTACTATGTCTCAAACTTATAACGTCGATCAATTCGGACGTAAAGTTGAGTCTGAAATACAACAAAATAAAGCTAATGCAACATTACAATCTAATTCAGCTGTTAACGTTAAAGAACGTGTTGCTCCTTCTGCTGATCCTTATTGGTATAGAGATATTAAAAGTATTGGCTCTAGTGCTTATGGCCATGTTAGTAATCTTTTCAGCAAGCCTTCTGGCTCTTATCAACTCTTTTCTAAACCTTTAGGAAAATAAAATGGCAATTAAAGCTCCATTTCTACGTACCCCTTATAATTATGATACGTTTGCTGCGTCAAATGAGTCAGGGTTGCATTGTGAGGATGCAACTCTGGCTCAGCAGCAATTCAAAGACGAATGTGATATTAATAATATCCTTCGTCAATTCAATATTACCGGTCAATTACCGGATTCAACATTATCACCACGATATGGCGACTTTAGCGGCATATCTGATTACAAAACGGCTTTAGACCGTGTTATCGCTGCAGATGAAGAATTTATGAATCTGCCAGCTACAATCCGTGCTCGGTTTGACAATGAACCAGCTAACCTTATTGAGTTCCTTAATGATGATCAAAACCGCTCAGAAGCGGAAAAATTAGGCTTAGTAGAGCCTACTATCCAACTTAACGATGTGCCTCCTGTAGAGGCTAAAAATACTACCCCGGAGGGGGCGGCGTAAGCCGCGCACAGTTACCCTACTAGATGTAACTGTGCTAGGTGACACCAAACCACAAAAACTAAATTAACCAAGGACTAAAAAATGCGTACATTACACCGTAAGGCTGTTAATAAATACAAATCGGCACGTAAGTTCCGTCATCATGCGAAGCATACTAAGTTTGCAAACATGCAAAAAGCCCCACAACGTGGAGGCTGGAGACTCTAATAAAGTCCCCGGACACCTCACATGTCCTGTGTTAATCCCCTCAAAGCATATCAATGCTTTGACAAATCAATCGTTTTCGATGAAATTCGAAAACACGATATCGTTCGCTCTTTATCATTGCCCTGTGGGCAATGCGTAGGGTGTAGACTCGAACGATCAAGACAATGGGCCATGCGTTGTATGCATGAAGCCCAATCCCATTCCGAAAACTGCTTTATAACCCTCACTTATGACGATACATATCTCCCAAGCGATAGGTCACTGGCTTATCCAGATTTCCAAAAATTCATTAAAAGATTACGAAAACAACTTGGAGCTACAAAAATCCGCTATTATATGGCTGGAGAATATGGCGAAAATTTCGGCAGACCTCACTTCCACGCCTGTATCTTCGGATACGACTTTCATGATAAAAAATTATGGAAAAGGACTCCCGCTGGTTCTAAGTTATATAGATCCGAAAACCTTGAAAAGCTTTGGCCATTTGGTTATTCCTCCGTTGGAGACGTTAACTTCGAGTCAGCTGCGTATGTTGCGAGATATATTATGAAAAAAATAACCGGAAAAAAGGCTCATGAACACTATGAAGAAATTAATGACGAAACAGGCGAAATTGTTAAAAGAGTACCTGAATTCAATAAAATGTCATTAAAACCGGGAATCGGTGCGGAATGGTATAAAAAGTTTAAAAGTGATGTATATCCCCACGACTATGTGATAGTTCGTGGAAAAAAAATGAAACCTCCCAAGGCTTATGACAAAATGTATAAAAAATCAAATCCGTATGAATACGATGAACTACTTTACAAACGTGAAATTAATGCTAAACTAAATCCTGATAATCAAGATCCTAAAAGATTGGATGCGAAGCGACAAATCTTAGAATCAAGACTATTACTTCTTAAACGTAACCTCACTTAAAGGAAATCCTCATGACTGTACATTCTCTCTGCGCTGTTAAAGATCGCGCAATCGATGCTTACAATCGTCCATTTACTGTACCTACTATTGGTGCTGCAATTCGTTCATTTACTGATGAAGTAAATCGTAAAGACTCTGAAATGTATGCACACCCCGAGGACTATGACTTATATGAACTCGGAACATTCTGTGATAACACCGGAACATTCTTACCCGCTGATGGCGGAGTACCTAGGGTAATCTCTAGGGCACAAGATGTTGCGGTAAAAGAATAAATATATAAACTAAGGGTAGAGATTTGGTAACAAATCTCACCCAACAACTCTGGAGCTTGCACACATGCATCGCAATAAATCGGTAGATATTCATCAATTTACGATGATTCCAAAAGCGGATATTCCCCGCTCTTCATTTGACTGTCAGTCAACACATAAAACAACGTTCGATGCTGGTTATCTCGTCCCTGTATATGTAGACGAAGTTCTACCGGGCGACACATTCAAGCTCAACATGACTGCATTTGCACGTCTATCAACTCCTTTATATCCTGTTATGGATAATATGGTTTTGGACAGCTTCTTCTTCTTTGTCCCAAACCGCCTAATTTGGTCAAATTGGCAAAAATTTATGGGTCAACAAGCGAATCCATCTGATTCGATTTCATACGTTGTCCCTCAACAAGTATCACCAGCTGGTGGATACGCTATTGGTTCACTTCAAGACTATATGGGTTTGCCTACTGCCGGTCAGGTAACTGCCGGCTCAACTGTGTCACATTGTGCCTTTTGGCCTCGTGCTTATAATTTAATCTGGAACGAATGGTTCCGTGATGAAAACTTACAAAATTCAGTTACTGTCGATACTGGCGATGGTCCTGATACTGTTGCTAATTACACATTACTTCGTAGAGGTAAACGCAAAGACTATTTCACATCTGCTTTGCCATGGCCTCAAAAAGGCACTTCTGTATCCTTGCCCTTAGGTTCTAAAGCTCCTGTTGCTTATGATCAATTAACTCTTGCTTCTAATCCATTTACTGTATATAGCACAAATGCTGGTGCTTATAAAAATATGGATTCTGGATTAGCATTATTAGCTCCTACAAGTGGTGGTTCACCATTATCCGCTAATGCTTTATATGCTGATTTAAGTCAAGCTACGGCTGCAACTATTAATCAGTTACGTCAATCTTTCCAAATCCAAAAGCTATTAGAAAGGGATGCTCGTGGAGGAACTCGTTATACAGAAATCGTCCGGTCTCACTTCGGGGTTATTTCACCCGATGCTCGTTTACAGCGTCCTGAGTATATTGGCGGTGGTTCTACTTCTATTAATATTAACCCCATTGCGCAAACGTCAGGTACGAACGCAAGTGGAACAACTACCCCTATGGGCACACTTGCTGCTATGGGTACTGCCCTTGCTCATAATCATGGGTTTACTCAATCATTTACTGAACATGGCGTCATAATCGGTTTAGTATCTGTTCGTGCAGATCTTACATACCAACAGGGTTTATCCCGTATGTGGTCTCGTAGTACACGCTATGACTTTTATTTCCCAGCTTTTGCAACCTTAGGCGAACAAGCCATCCTCAATAAGGAAATTTATGTTACTGGTACATCGACTGATTCAGACGTATTCGGCTATCAAGAACGCTGGGCCGAATATCGCTATTACCCTTCTCGTATTAGCTCTCTTTTCCGCAGTACTGCTGCTGGAACTATAGATGCTTGGCATCTTGCTCAGAAATTTACTTCTGCTCCATCTCTCAATAGCACCTTTATCCAAGACACACCACCGGTTTCACGTGTGGTTGCGGTAGGTGCTGCTGCTAATGGTCAGCAATTCATCTTTGATTCTTTCTTTGATGTTAAGAAAGCAAGACCAATGCCTATGTACTCTGTACCAGGCTTAATTGACCACTTCTAATGGGAATGTTCGACTCAATCACTAGCATCGCTGGCCCAGTCATGACTGTGGCTGGCGTTGCTACTGGTAATCCTATGCTAATGGCTGCCGGAGTAGGCGTATCTGCATTTAGCGCAAGTCAAGCTCAAAAAGACGCTAATGCTATTAATCAAACAATGGCTCAAAACCAAATGAACTTTCAAGCTGATATGAGTAATACTTCATATCAACGTGCTGTTAAAGATATGGAAGCTGCTGGTTTAAATCCTATGTTAGCTTATTCTCAAGGTGGGGCTTCTACCCCGACTGGGGCGAGTGCCCACGTTGAACCTACGTTTAAAACCGATCAAGCTACAAGCGCTATACAAGGCGCTCAAGCTATGCTACAAGCTCAAAATACAGCAGCGGACGTTCAATTAAAAAATCAACAAGCTAATCAATCGGCAGCCCAAACAGAGCAGTCTATGACTCAAGCTGCATTAAATAAAGCGGAAGCTGC